CGATGTAGGGGTTCAGATACTTCGACAGGTCGGTGTCGGCCAACATCCCGGCTGTGACGTTGCCGGAAGTCACGTTGTCAGCTCCGACATTCGTGCTGTTTACTGTTCCGGCGCGGACACTGGACGGATCGAGGTGGTTCGCGTCGCGACCGATGCTGGCGAACAGTGAAGTGGCATCGTTGTAGCCCTTCTGGGCATCCCCGGCTCGCGTCGAGGCGAAGTTAATGCCCCTCTGCGTCAACGGGTCGAGGTTCGCGACGCGGTCGCCCTTATACTGCTTGAAGGGCTCGCTGCCGAGTTTTTCAGCGAGGGCGTAGTTCTTCTGCGCGGCTTGGTCGACCCACTTCGGAAGTTCGACCTTCTGCACTTGTGTAGTCTGGGACGGGGTTTTCGGTGCCATTATTGCCTCACAAAATTCACGGAAACAGGCTTCCAATCATCGGACGGGACCCGGAGCCACCCCAAACGTCCCGATGCCATAATCATGTCTGCGCCGACTTCTTCTTTAAACTCCAGCAGTCGCGGCTCCATCGCCCGCAGGGCTTCAAGATCACCGACCACCAGCACGATTTCCAGCACCGTCTTCCGGGGAAATGTGTTGACTTGCGTCACGACCCAATTGTCACCCTCTGCGAAGCTCTGCATCAGGCCCTTATGGATCAGGGTAAGAATGTCCTCAAAGGTGTAGAAGCCGCCGTGGCTCTCCAACATCTTGTCGAGGCGTTCCTTGTGTTGTTTCACGGTGACTTCACCAATGTTGTAGTTAGCACGCCCGCGTTCGTCACCGTGACAGTATACACTGACCCGTCAGGGGACGCAAGTAGTACGGAAGGCTGCGGCTGTTCCCTAGGCGCGCGACTAAGGAGAGCCCCCGTAACTTGCTTGACCAGCAGCATCAAATAGTTCCGCGTGACCGGATCGAGATTGCCGGGAGGCGTCGACAGGTTAACTGGGGTTACTGGAAGCGTCATTTTCTGCCCCTCGGAATTGCGTCAATAATCGTGTCGCCCACGGTCCAACGGCCACCGCCGCCAGTCTTCATACTGAAAACAAGCCGAAAATCGCGGCCCGTGTCGCGGAAGCCGTAAAAGCCGTCCGACATGATGTCTTTCTTGCCGGACGTGGCCGACACCAACCCGCCGACGCCAGCACGGGGAATGTTGTACTCAAACTCCAGCTGCAGGTTTGCGGCATATTCCGGCAGGTCACCGAAGTCGGGCAGTACCCGCATCATGGTGGCGAGGATCACCCCGGAACCCAGATTGATGTTGAACGTCTTGGCCCAAGGCATCATGCTTGGGTCGCCGGTCCCGTAATACTCGCCGCTCTCATGCCGAAAAACGTGCGTGCCGTCCGACATAATCGGGAACGTTGTGTAGGTCGACGAAAACCCGCAGGTCCGCGCGAGCTTGCCCATTCCCCACCAGCCGTCCTTGAAGTTCCATTGGACGTACCGCGTGTTTTCGGCGTTTCCGGTCTCCGGGAAGAACCACCACAGCTCGCTTTCGGAGCCAATCAGGACCATCGCCGCATGATATCGGGCGTAGATTTCGTCCACGTTCTCGTACATGAAGTCGACGAGCGGGCACTCGACCGGAACGGCGGCTCCGGACTGATGCTTCCAAGGCCCGTCGGAAGTCATCCACACCGCCCCGACGGGGGTGTCGCAGATGGACATCGGCGAATAGGGCACCGCGCCCCGGTTGATGGCTTCGAGACTGTAGAAATACGGGGTGCCGAGGTACGACATTTCAAACATGTCGCCCGCTGCGGTAAACAACACCACCTGCTTGCCCGACCGGCTGACCGCGATGATCGGGGAATAGGGCTGGACGTCGTAGAAACCAGCGGAGTTGGTCGTGCTCGCATAGGCCCAGTCGGCGAGGTCTTCTTGGGAGCACCACGCGACGCGGTTTGCGATACCGTCGGCGGCGATCATGATGACATGTCGTTGCGGCGTCACTATGAAGCCTCTGCCAGCCGGGGCTCCGGCGACAGGCTCGAGATTGTTCGTCGTCGGGGTCGGGTCCCATTGAAGCAGACGACCGTCGGAGCCCGTCATCACCAACAGGTTTTCGCCCCAGTTGTCGATGTAATAGCCGGGGGTGATCGGCTTGGCATCGAGCCGATCCGGACGCGGGGTTCCGTAGGTGTCGTAGCTGTAAATGTCGTCGCCGTATCCGCCCGCAACGATGAGGTCGGTCGGCGGCGCAATCGGGACGGTCGGGGAGATATCAATCAGAACCCCGGACCCATCGTCGACGAAGCAGGCACCCTCACACAGGTAAGCAGTCATCTGCAGACCGGCGTTCGTCGTCCAGACGTGGACGGCGCGAACCATGCTGACGAAGTCCGCGTAGTTGTACTTCTCCCACCCGGCAATCGGCATCAACCGGTTGTTCTTCCACCGGACGAGGTTCGCCTCGGACCAGTTAGCCGACTTCGACTTCTTAGTCGGCACTGACACGACGCCGGGGGGGATTGTGAAGACATCTTCCATTGCTACGCTTCCAATGCCGCAACACGCTGCCGCAACAACTTCACCTCGGCAACGATGTACGGAACTATTTTCGCTTGGTCGACGCTCCACCACTCAAAGCCGGGGTCAGAAGGCGAAAGATTCGGGTCACTGTCCCCCGGCGTGACCGCTTCCGGAATGACAAGCTGCAGGTCCTGCGCAACGAAGCCGACCCCCGATACCCCGGCTACATGCGACCAGTCATAAGTCAGCGGCTCAAGCGCGTCGATAACGTCGCCGCTGCCGGTAAGCGGCTGGCGGTTTGTCTTTGCTCGACCGTCAGACGTAGTGTTATACGCCGTTGCGGCTGCGGTCACCGAAATGGACCCTACTGCCGACTTGTTGCGACCGAATTGCAGCACGATACCATCGCTGGTGTCGCGGTTGAAGAAGCCGAGAGCGGCACCTCCGCGCGACGCCCAAATGATGCCGCCCTGCTGGAACGAAAGGCCAGAGCCTGCGTCGCCAATGCCCGTCTTGGTTACGGTGAGACCGTTCGACAGGAAGGCATCGGCATTGAACCGGAAGTCTTCGGAGCCGCCGTCGCCGATAACCAGCGAACCATTGTGGCTGATCTGAGGAGTATCGACACGGGCACCGCTAAGAACGGCGGTGGCGATGAAGTTTCGGGCAGCCACGTCGGCATTCGCATCGCGCGACATAAGAGTGTTGGCGGTCGCATTCGGGGTCGGGTTGAGGCCGTCCACTGTGCTGGCATCACCAGTTATGTTGATGCCGTAAGAACCGCCATCATTGTAGACAGCGGCGACGCCATTCTTTTTGGAGCCACCGAGGGTATCCCACGTCCCGGTGCGGAAATCGTAATACCCCCTTACGGTGCCGGTGTGATCCTTCATCCCCATGCCAAACCAGCCGTTGATGGAGAAATTGAAGGTGGAATACGACGCACCGTCGCCGGTTCCCATCCGGATAAAGTTGTTACTTACACCGTTCAAACCAAGGTCGCCGGTCAGCGTGTCACCCGCCTTGTTCAGCGGGGTATAGCCGAGGCGAGCCGTGATCGCGGTGTAATAAGCGGGCAACTGACCACCGAGCAAGCCTGCGTCAAGAGCAGAACCGGCGCCATCGTTGCCAGCATGCCAAACGGTGTTGCCCCCGATCGTTACCGTCGGAGTGCCAGCGCCATTCGTGCCCCGAAACGCGTGTACAGCGGCATCATAATAAGCCTCGTTGGCGTTTGTGGCATGTGAGCTGCCGTACAACTCAATATTGGCACCGAACCCGAACGTGCCGCCAAAGATATTTAGGTTGCTGTTATCCACACTCCTAGCAAGGGAGTTCGAACCGCTCACGGTCAAGGAGGGGGTCGTGATTGCATTCATCGTTCCCGGCAGCCGATCTTTGTTGAGCGTACCGGAAATAATGTTCGACGCGTTCGGATAAGCATCGGATATGGTCTTGAGCAGCGCGTCGATCGAATCCAGATCGGCGTTGAGCTTCGTGCCCCAAGTGGAACTAGAAGCGCCGACCTCAGGCTTGACGAACCCGTAATTGGTTGTTACTGTATCGGCCATTTCTTAACTCCAAGGTATCGCCGGGGGTGACGGCTGTATTGTCCAAATTGTCGACGGCGGCAGTTCGGGCACCCACTCTTCACTTTCGGTGGGCTCTGGTTCCCAGTCGCCCTCGGCGTGTTCCGGGTTCCAAAACGGTCCGCTGTAGTAGTCGAGCACGAAGCTGACCGGTATTTCGATAGACGCTTCCGCCCCGTACAGGACGTTGGCCTGCGCCGAAAACTGAGGGGTGATGACGAGGGTCGCCTCTCCGCGCTCTTCGATCACCACAACTGCGTCAGCCTCGTAGCTGAACACCGGGACCAACGTCGCGACACCGCCGAATATGTGGTTCGGGTCAGCCGAAAAACTGGCGGTGATCGACACATTGCCGATGCCGCCCCAAATCGCGGAAGTGTCGTTCGTTACGGACGACGACACAGAAACAGAACCTTCAGCGTCCAGATTGGTCGGGGCCGAGTAGTTGTTGCTTCCGTAGTTGCCGTCGCCGTAAACGTTGGTCATTAGTCCACCACAACGCTGAGCTTGCCGGTCAGGAACCGGAACACGTCGTCGATCGCGATATCCTTGGCGTCAACCAAAGGCATCGTCGCCAAAATGGAACCACCAGTTGAGGCCGACCAGATCGCGGCGTGGGTAATCACGCCCCAGTTTGTGGTGGCCGTCGGAAACTGGATGGTGCCACTGTTGGACGCGGTCTTGGGATTCGCGCCCGACAGAGTGTACACAAAAGATTGGCGGGCGTAAGCGCCGCCAGCGATCTCATTCCCGCCAGTCGGCGCGGCGGTATGCAGGCCGACGTACACGGCGTTGAGTAGGCCGTCCAGAATGCGGGTCTCGCCGTCAGTTTCGACGCCCATTACGATAGTCTCCCTCTATTGAGGGGCACCCGCAGAGGGGACCCGCTAACTTTTTGTCTGGCGTGCTCGTCGTTGGCTCCCGCTACAAGGGATTCCACATACGACTGCGTCGCCATTGCCTTCTCATCTTCCTCGCCGAAAATCAGGGCTGTCACCTTGCAGGCTTGCAGGAAGATGTCGTAGTAATAGGTGTAGAGCCAGTTGGCTTCGTCACCCAAATGCGGAGCCGCCATGTAGGCGGCGATTTCGACCGCGAGGCCGTCGCCGGAAGTATCGGCTCCGACGATGATGGTGTCACCGACGATGGTGTAACGGTTCTTCAACGGGACGTTGTCGGCCCAGAACTCGTCGTTCGTCAGGAATCTCAGGGGCTTGCCGTCGTTGAGGCGGACGTATTCAAGGTCGCGCCAGCCGGTCGGTAGCGGTGCCTTGTTAGCCGTCAGGACGGCGTCGGAAATGACGATCATTTCCTTGACGCGCATAATGCGGGAAAGATTGGACTCCGCCGTACGAATAAACGAATCGACGAGAGTGTCGTCGTAGTCCGGACGCGCTGCCCAAAGCCGGATAGCCGTTGCGAAGTCTGTGTATGCTGTCACGAAACCCACCCTTGCCAGACACGAAACGCGGCGTTATCGGGATCATTCAACCACCGGTTCCACCGCGCCTCGTCCCAGTTCTCATGCAACGACTGTTCGTAAACGGTCATCGGAATACCACGGGCAACTAGCTTGTTCATGGAACGTTCGGGGTGCAATTCCCGCATGATCTTGTTTGTCTCGACCACGCCAGTCATATCGACCTCGGTAGACACCGTTAGGGCGAAGGGGTCATCAGAATTGTGGATCATGGTCCTCTTGACCCCGCCACTATTCCGGTAGACGAATTTGCTTTCCATGTCAGTATACCACGCTGTGCCCGTGCTGTCAATTACGCGCCGGAAGGGACATACGTTCCGAAGCGTCTGCTTTTCGTTGCGGGATGATGTCATCGAGCTTGCTCGAAATCACCTCCAGCTTCACACTTACTGCATTCAGGTCCTTGCGGGTTTCATCACGCCCTTGGATGACCGCGTCAGACATATTGTCAATGCGTTTGCCCGTTTCTGCGATGGCGCTTTCAAGGACGCCGACACGATACGGAAGGTTGGAGAGTAGTTGGCCAAGGCCGTCGATTTTTTGATCCTGAACGGCATTGGCTCTGCTTATTTGCTCGAATTTGTCATCGGTTACTGCAGAACGCGTTACCCGATACTCTTCCATCTTCGCAAGTCGGCTGTCAAACCCCTGAATATATGAGAAAATGCCCCAAGCCGCCCCCGCGACTGCGAGGATGGTCGGAACATTCACATTAGTCCAGTTGATAGCCATTGGATCGTGACCCTTTTCCACTTGGCCCCCGGATTGAAATTAACCCCGGTTTTTCGGTGCCCAATAAACGACAGCGAAGCCGAGGGCGGCGTTTGCGACGCCTACTGCAACGTATCCCCACCAAGGCATCTGCACCTCAGGAGGTATTACAATGAAGGTTGCGGTTGCGCCAACGCCCGAAGCGATGGCCCCTGCAATACCTTTGGAGACAGTCTGAAACATAGTTTATGCCTCGTTGGTTGACACTTTGCCGGACGTCGTCATTCTGACAGTCGCCGGGGTGAAGGGCACGGACTTGGGAGCCCGTGCACCAAGGAGACGTCCTTTCGCCACCTTGGTCACGTTGACGGAATCTGACTGATTGCCGCCGAATACGTAGTAGTAGTTTGCGTCCTCGCCAACGTAGAAGCCGACGTGGCCTTGCCAACCCGATTTCGTGCCGCGCCAGAACACGAGGATTGCCCCGTATCCCGGCTCGCAGGCGACGCCGTAGTTGAGCCAAGCGCGAGCGCCTAGCGGATTTTTGGGGAGGGGGTCTGCAGGAACGACGTGGGACATTACGTGAGCGACGAAAAGGCCGCACCACGACACGCCGTCGTTAACATAGACCGCCGAAAGGCCGAGTTCCTTTGCCCACTGGAGCAACACGGGGTTGGAAGGGGCTCCGGCAAATTCCTTGAGACCCTCCTTCGTCCTTGCATAACTCATCCAGACAGCGGAGGTGCCGAGGACCGTCTTGGTCGGCTCAGGCTTCTTGGCGCGGATTGCGGCGTCATCGAAAAGCGCCTGCATGGTCACAACGCCGACATACTTGCGGGGATTCATAGCGGAGGCGGCTTTGAACGCCGCGACAGCGTTCTGGGTGCCTGTTCCGGCGTCACCGTCGATCGGCCCAGTGTACCAACCGAGGTCAGCTAGGCGCTGCTGGAATGCCTTGATGATATCTTGGTTCATAGCAGCGCCTTTGCCGATTAAGCGGCTTCGGTCACGGTGATCGTAAACACCGTAACTTTCGGGGAGTAAACAGCGTATTGACTTGTCTCACGGACGGAGACATCAAAATCGCCCACTTCTGCTACGACGTCGCCAACCACAAGGTCGGTTCCGTCGATTTCGACCCGGCCATCATTGTTCATGATGTCGAGAACGGAGCCTGCCGTCATATTGGAGAGTACCCCAATGACGGTTCCAGCCGCCGCACCCTCTTCAAATTCGTCCGCAGACAGTTCGAGGGCTTCGAGCGGCACATCGGGGCCGTCCGTGTCGTATGTCGTCATATAGGTGGGAGCGTAATCGGCCATGACACTTGGTCCTCGTTTTCTCTTAAGGATTTGGCGGCGGACCGAAGCCCGCCGCCGTGTTCAAGGGACCCTAGTCGAGCCTTACGGCGAGCCGACTACGGCACCCTGCTTCACCCCGTTGAAGAGGATGTGCGCCATGCCATTGCGCATTTCGACGCCCCATTCGGCCAGGATCATCCGGGTTTCAGCGTCACCGATCTTGGCGAGCGGAATCTGGCGGAAGTTCCGGAAGAACGCGATCGCGATGTAGTTCGGATCGAGCAGGAGCGAGGTATCCGTCGGAATCCAACGCGACGGGATGACCTTGATGCGTCCGAAGTCGGTGGCGATGACGTCAACCGTCTGGATGACTTCGGTCTTGCCGACGAGGACCTGCGTGGTATCGCGACCCTTGAAGGTCGATACCGTACGCTTGATGGCCGGGGGAACGACCATCAGGGTCGGGGAGGCACCGTTGTCGTAGGCGCGCTGCATTGCATCGCCGACGAGCACTTCGGTCATTGCAACCTGCTCGCCACCCGGAACTGCAGCGAAAGCAGCCGTGGAGGTAAGAGGCAGCGGAGCAGCAACGGAAGCGACAACACCGATGACGGCGGTGCCCTGAACGTTGTTGCGGTCGCGGGAGCGGGCGATGAAGTGCGCAAGGGCTTCGGTCTTGCGGGCGGTTGCATCGTCGCCATCGTTACGAGCCTGACGGCCGCAAGCGATTTTCTCGATGTCCGACTTGAGGACCTTGGACTTGAGCGCCATCTGGTGCGCCATTTCGGAACCCTTGCCGGCAGCATCGGAAGCTTCCTGCGAGCCGGTGACGGTCGCGTCGCGCTTCGAAATCTGCGTCACGTTCGACAGGCGAACGGTCGGCGTGGATGCCGTGCGATCGAGTTCGAAGCCTTCGACCTGCGCGTTGTTTTCGTCAACGGTGGGCAGGTTTTCGGTCTGCCAGTCGAACTGACGAGCCTTCGCGTTGCGGCGACGGGCGGCAGAGACGATCGGCGTGTCGAACGGATCGATGTTGTAGATCGCATTGGACAAATCTTCGCGATTGCCCTGTGCGTTGTACGTGGTGTACGCTTGCGAAATCTTCGCCATGACTCATTTTCTCCGA